CGCTTTACTCTTGAGTTTCGCTAGAAACCCTAGAGCAAGTTGTCCTCCTACCTTAACTGCTCCTTTTCTATCGGAAGCCTTCGAAAAGAATGGTTTAAGATCGGTAGACATAGTATGTTTCATTAACAGTATTTCTTTATTTAAGAAGTCAATGTTTTGTTCTTCTTCTGTTTTGTTATAGACTAAGTCTGGATCGACTTCATCTGTTCCTTTCCACCCGGTTCCTCTCTGAAGTAATTCGTCAAGGGCCGTGTATACTAGGATGATAGGGTGCGGATCGTCTGCGTCATCTCTGATCAGACCGGATAGTAGAGAGATTGAGACCTCTATCCCCCGCTCCTTAAAGAGTGGAAGTAAGCCTAAGGCGAAGCCCGCGTCAAAAGCAGTTTTGCTCGTGAACGGGTTAGTCAGACGGTTTAATTTCTTTCTCCCCCCAAGGAGGAGTATTATTTGGTTGTTTTGGAGATACAGCCATAGCTCTCGTAAGAGAGTGGGCAGGCTCCCGAATTGACAATAAGGCGGACAGGGGATTCCCTGCGTTAAATTGTTGAAGCTAAGTAATGTGCGTAGCACGTCTTGTCCCTTTCTATTTTGGACAAGGCACTCAGATGCATAAAGCTCAATGAGAGACGATGGTATTTTCCATTTACGTGAAATCTCAGAAAGAAGTGCTGGTATCAAGTATAAGCTTGATGAGGCGCTTAATAAGAGGTGGAGCGTAACAGGCGATACTTCAATGCCATTATAGAATAGCCTTTTGGCGAATTCTCCGGCACTGCGAGTAGAGCTTGATATCAGTGATTTCAACAGATTTATGTTAACACCATGGATTTGAAGGAATAATTGGTATTCGGATGCGACAGATTTACACCAGAGGATGATATCATCCCCTAGCAGTTGGTACAAGTTGAATTGCTTTAATTTATAGGACCTTTTCCCTTTCTCGTCCAGTGTCTTGTAGTAACAAAACTGTACCACAAGGTGGTGAGTTAGGGTAAAGATAACCCAGGAGCTATACGCTCCCAGGGGTTGTCCTACCTTCCAACGAACATGTCCCTTCTCCCTCTTCTTATCTAGATAAAAGTCTCTATCAACCATGATGGTCTTCCACAGATCTCCTGCTTTTGTTCCCCACAGCCTTTTTGCGACTATGAGTTGCAGATATAAGGGGAAACGATCAGTGGCGGCCTCAAGGTCGAATGAGAACACCTCTCGTCCCCTCGACTTCTTCAGGACTCTCGCGAATCCTGCTTCCTGATCGTGAGTAGAGTCAGTTTCCCACTCTTTAAGATAGCTCATTATGGACGTATGAAAAGGTTTCAATAATTGTTGAGACCAAAAGTCTACGATTGCTATAATCCGTGTCTTACCACCATACTCTGAAAGGAAAGATAGTCTTCCGACTATTAATTCTGAAGGTTGTATGGTCTTAAGAGGGTATTTTAGACAGTGACGAAAACTTGATCTAAGAGGATGGCAGATAAGATCCGCTAGTTCCCACCACGCCTTGTACAAGGCGGGCCTTTCTTTCAAGGCATGCGCATCATAATGCGCTGTCAAGACGGAGGGTCCGTTTGGTCCTTCTCTGACTCCGAATGTAAAATCATTTTCGGGATCGGAGATTAGTCGTTGGGGTAGATACTTATTAACAAATTGTTCAAATTCTTTAGTGGATTGTTCTTGTTCAGGATGTATTTCCTGTTTTCTTGTTATATTTGTAAGGTTAAGGCTCACTGGCAATTTTGCTAGTCTGTGCACACCACAAATAGTCAAACCAATTCTCTGAAGTCTAGGTTCATTTGATAGTAGTAGAAACTTCAATGGCTTAAGGAGTGTAGGAATACCGGCCTTATCACTTTTTCTAAATGGTAGAGGCAGAAACTGTTCTTGCATGACAATCTTTATTGCAATGATGTATAGTTTCTTATATAGAGTTATCGTTTCTTTCAACCCCTCATGGTTCACACCATGAAGGAATTGTCTTGTATAGGTTGAATATGCGCTTTTTACTCTCTCTATTTCATCACGTGACAAATAGCCTAATACTAGTAGTAAAGACAGAAATGTTTTTATGAAAATATAGAGTCTATTAGTTCTTCTCACTAGCTTGGCGTAAGCCTTGCCGTGAGAGGGGGTAATAGAAACACCCAGGCATTTACTCATGTGTAGAAGTAGAGTCATTGTAGTAACGAGTTTCATGATGCTCACAGTGTGCTAAGGGGGAGAAAGTGGTTTCCCTAGGTGCAGACCTGCCTGTATCA